AAGGCCGCAGCTACGGACGACCGCGCCCCCATGATCCGGGGGATAAGGTCGGCCTCGGGCACCTGGTCGCCCAGGCTGTTCAGAAAGCCCTCGACGGTGTTGGTGATTTCGTCAAACACCGAGAAGTCACCATCGCCCCAGCCATCCATGTAGGCGGTCATGGCCCCCGCGCCCCACTCGTCCAGTTTTGGCAGCAGTTTGGGCGGAGAACCGGGTTGTAACCAGTAGGAGATGATTTGGCCGATTTGGGTAAGCACTGAAATAACGGCCGATGGTGCCGCCGCCATGCCGCTGGCCAGGCTCACGATGATGTTCTCGCCCCAGCTGCCAGAGCTATCCGCCAGGGCGTCGAAATTCACCCCCATCGCCCGGGCAAGAGACTTAACGAAGTTGGCCCCAACCTTGACGATGTTGACGAGGATAGCGGCTATCCCTGCCCCAATTTGCAGTAATCCGGGCAAAATACGTCGAAATGCCGTGACTATCTCGGTGGCCACCGGCAGCAGCTTGCTACCAATTTCCGTTCCGGCATCTACCACCTCGCCGCGCAGCCCACGCAGCTGGTTGGCCAGCGAAGCACTGGTGCGCTCGGCGTCCCCCATTGCATCGGCGGCCTGTTCCTGAATGGCGATCATGACGGCCGTGGCACGCGTGGCGGGGTCCAGAGCCTGGCCTTGCTCGATGAGACCATGCGTCAGCGCAATGTTCTGCAGAGCCGTTTCGCGCACGTCGATGCCGTATTTCTGCATAGGCTCAGATGAGCCAGCCAATGCGCTGTTGATGTCGAGGATTACTTGGGCGTCTGCTTGATTGAAGAAACTGCCGAGGTCGGCGCCGGCCTGGGCCACCTGAACAGCGTAAGCAGCCGCCTGCTCCTGACCAAAACCCATCGCCTTGGTCATGGCAATGGTGGTGGAGACGCTTTGGGCCATTTCGTTGCGACTGCGGTTGGTGGCGGTCGCAATTTCATCTATGCTGGCGGCAAATCCCGATGTGGCTGCGCCGAGGGATGTGGCGATGAGGGAGTTGGCCTCTTGGGCATCGATGCCCATCCCGATGATGGCTGTGCCGTACTCCTTAACGGCATTAATGCCACCCTGGATGATTTTGACCGTCGCACCAATGGCCAGGCCAGCGAGCGCCAGTTTGCCGAGGCTGGACACGGCCGACTGGACAGTGTTTTGCAGGCCAGAGCCGTCCAGGACGATTTTTCCGTAGGCCGATCCGACATCCACGCTCATCTAATTGCTACCTCATCAGTGCCAGCCAGTCGCTGCGCGTGGCCTGCCGCTTGCCGCCAGATGGCTGTTTTGGTTTGGCCTTATTCACGGCCGTAGAAGCTGACGGGCGTTCCTGATAGGCACGTTCTTCGGCGCGGTTCCCTACTACACGGACATAAACGTCAAAGTTGAGCGCGGCCAGAGGGTCTTGTATCCCGATCAGACTACTTGGCCTTTGGCCGTACGCGCTTCCCACGTGGTGCAGCAGCTCCAGCTGATCCCGGTTGTTGGCCACGAAAGGGCTTGAGCGCATCAGTCGCGCTCAGGGTTTGCTGCATGACGTAAAGCTTGTCGGTCATCTCGTCGTCAAATTCAGCCAGAGCCAGCGTGTTGTTGGCCAGGTCCGTTGTTGCGCCAATGCGAGGCGATACCATGGAGGCCACAAACACGGCGTCGATGAGGCCCATGTACTGGCCCAGGTTTTTAACAACCTCGGCTTCGTCGATTGCGACCGTGCCCTTTTTTGTCAGGTCCGTGATCAGCGTCAGGGGAATGTGGCCATTTAGCGCCAGGCTTTCGACAGACACCGACCTCCGCCGCTTGCTAGCCCCACCAGATGGCAGCTTGTCGTCTACCACCTGGTCGGCTTTTCTTTTCAACCACTCTTCCGGCGTAACGGCCGTTACCACCACGCCTTCTTCACTGTTTCCCTTCCCACTCATTAACTAAGTCCCCCTTAAGAAGCTGGTACAGATGCAGCGGTTTCGTGCTGGACGGTCTTGGCAACGCCATTGGTGCCGTCGTCAAAGCACTCGGCCTCAAATTCGTTCATGCGGAAGTTGCCATTTTCAAGCTTCATGAAGCCGGGCATACCGGAGAGCTTGACCTTGTAGCACAAGAGATGCAGGTCACCAGACCCCTCATCCATAGCCTGCGCGTAAAACTTGAAGTACGGCAGGCGCTGACCAGCGTTAAGCTGCATGGTGGTGACCTCGTTGGGGGTAGAGCCTGTCGTGGTGGGGGTAATGCCCATCATAATGGCCAAAGCCGCTGCGGAATACTGGCCAGCGCTGAATTTCAGCTGGCCCCCGACGATGTAAAAGACAGACCCCTTGTTGGCATCATCGCCTTTGAGAATGCCGCCTTCCAATTCGGGGACAAATTCGGCCGTTACGGCCGCGCCCAGGTCCTCCTGAACCGAGCCGCCGATGTTAGTGACCTTTATGTCCCTGCACCCGAATACAATGTTGCCGTAGGTTGGACTAGCCATTTGTTGCCTCCATCATTTTGGTTGCTTGTTCAAACCAGCTTTCGATGAGCTGGCGACTGGCACCTGTGTTGGCGGAGACAAATTCAAGCCCCGCTTCAACCAGTTGACCGACTGTATGAATGTTCAGCCCAGCCAGCTCCGCTGCACGGTCTTTGCTCAGGCCAGAGATGACGGCCACCTGTCGGTCAGGTGCAGGTATCTCGTCATCAAGAATTTGGAATTGCTGATAGGGATAATTGCGCAGGGTTTCCAGGAACGCGGGATCGGTAATGGTAACCGTCCAGTTGTTTGCCCGGTTCCAGACTCGGCCATCCAACTCGCGCTCGCCCTCGTGACCCACAAACTTCACGCGGATACTGAGTTTTGCGGATTTCATGATTCGGGCACCTCGATAAAGGCAATGGTCGTGTTGGTTGTGGCGTCGTAATTGACGTAGACCGTGCCATCAGCCTGGATGTAATCCGGTGTAAATCCACCGATATACCGCTCTGAGTTCCCCGGCACGGTCACGCTTTTGGGTGCAATTGTTTGGCCGTCCACGGTACGGCCGAACGGGATAGTGATGACACGTGCGCCGGTGCCCTGTTTGACATGCAGCACAGTGGCGCGTCCAGGCTTAAACGCATGACCATCCACATTTGCGTTTCTGTAGGTAGCTGCCATGCCTGCCCGGCTGGTCCTTTCGATATCTACGGTTATTCTTGCCATTAGCCGATGTACCTCACGATCTCGAACCGGAGCACGTGCATAGAGGCGTCCAGTGTGGCATCTCGCCGCTCGTTCACGCTGTTTACCCAGCGCATTTCCCAAACCTTATCGGCTGGGTCACCCACCTTCTGGCGGTGGAACTTGGTGCGGGTGTAGTCTCTGGCCGCGTCAATGACGGCGTAGCCGGTTCTTTGATAAAAGAAAACTGTGCAATTAAGGCGACCGGCAAACTCGTCCGGTCCAGATGCAAACTCGCCAGGTGTTGTCACCAGCGCACAGGGCAGCAGTTCGTCATTGGCGTCAAAAGCCGCTGGCGTCAGCTGTCGGCTGATCTCGTTGGTGGCGTGGATGCCGCCGGTGAGGATGGCGCTCAACGTGCTGTCTGCCTGCATGGCTGCCTGGATCACTGTTCGCATGTAGGGATGTTAGGTGAGGTCCGCCAACGGGTTGTTGGCACAAGAAGGGGATTTTGAGGTTATACGGCCGTTACGAAGATTTCAGAGATTCGATCAGCCCAATTGCTCCAGACAGCTCGTAGGAAACTCGCTTTAGTTGCTCTAGGGTATAGTCGTCAATTGGGGATTTGCGGGCTAACAAATGGGCCTTCAAACGAAGGGGGGCCTGAAACTCGTTGCCAAGCGTGTCTCCAATGATGGTATACACCTCCTCCATCTGGATAAACCAATCCTGGCGGCGAAGGTCGCTCTCAGCTTGTGCAGCACAAAAGCGCAAAGAATGCTCCAATTTGGACACCTCAAGGCGAGCGCTGCGCACCACCTCGTCATTGGCCAGTTCGATCAATTTTGTTAAATCAACTTCCTCACCAGCGTAACGCCAGACAGCCTGGGAAAAATCCGGCACATCATCGGCTGTGCGTTTGGCAATATTGGCAACAAACTCTATAGGAAGGCCGTGGCATTTTCGTTGTTTGGCAGCTCTAATCTGCTTGAGAACACCGGCCTTATTCATCTCTATAAGCCCCCACCCTTCTGGAAGCTCGTCAACGAAAATGACGCCCCCTGGAGCAACGAAATAGGCCTCGTTCGAGTGGAGATAAGCAAACTCGCGCTTGATAGGTTTTTTCAGCTCCCGCAAGAAATCCGCTCTCGTTACTTTCACCTCATAGACGATGCAGTAACCAAGTGGGGTGCTGCCGCAGCCGGTAGCAATGGCAAAAAAGTCGATTCGCTGTCGGTTTGGTGCTGCTAACTCAGCAAACGACGCCCATTTGTCGGCGTGACGAGTACAAAGCAATCGTATTATCTTCTGCGATACCTGCTTATTGTCCAAGAGCTATCTTCCAGAAAATGTTGCCTAAACTGTAATGGTCTGAGAAGGACCAGTAGGCCATCGAAAGCGCCACGCCATTGGTAACAAGGCTGGCAGAAACATCGCCACCAATCAAGGTTTCATAAGAATCCATTGCAGGCCACGAGGAGGAGCCAGTCATCCAGCCCCGCAACTTGTCTACAAACTCGTCGCTGTCCATAAGTACGGCCGTAGCAAAACAAAGGCAATTTGGATGCAAGGGCAGAATAATTTCACCAAGCGGGTACACACCATCACCATCCTCTCCGCCTTCGGCCACATCGTCGCACTCGTCGTAGCCAGCGTGGGCGGGGCTAAGATTTATCTTCTCCTTCTCTACCCACGGCATATTTTCAAACTGCTGTCGCGTTGCCATATGATGAATAGCCTGTATCTCGGTCCGGGCCAGGCGCAGCGCGTTGTAGCTCACCCCTTGCCCGGCGCAATCTTTGCCGGTCACCAGGCCAAGGCGATTCTTGCGAGCGATGTCACTCTTGGTGAGGGTGTACAGGCGCTCCTCTGTCCAGCGAGGGCAACCCTGGTTGGCCCCCAGATACTGCTCCAGCATTTCGGCCGTATCCCAGGCGCTCTTCCCCTCAGAGATAGCCAGAGAGATAACCCGGTCTATGCCCTGACGTGATGTCTGGTCCATTCGCCAAATTCGATTGCTGAGCTGCAGGCCGTCGCTGTACACTCGCCGCTGGGCGGCATCGAGCAGCAGCTGGAGCTGGGGATCAAAAACGCCGCCAGCAACCCGCTGCTGTTCAGTCAACAGCGACGGCCGTTTCCGGCGACTCTCCTGAATCTCATCGAGGGCGGGCAGCACGATGTCGCGATGCATCACGGCAAGGGTGCCAAAGGGGATGGCCGCCGCGTGACGCATGGCCCGGCCCAATAGCTCCGCATATAGCTGGAAACTCATCCCAGGCATCGAGCGTAGCCCGCAGCGCCCGCGAGCCGATAACAGAATCCACCTTCTCCCCACCCTGCCGCAAAACGGCCGTGCCAGCATTGGCCACGTCCAGCAGCAGGCGATGAACCTCCCCCATGACGAAGAGGTTAAGGCGCACCACGGCCACCTGCTGCGCCTGGTGGACATTTTTCAGGGTGATGTCGTCCAGCGTAGCGTCTGGCAGCGCAACCTCTGCTTCTTCTATTAAATGTGGGGTAATTACACCGATATTCACGGGGTAAAACCCTTAGCCAGCGAGCTGGCAATATTTGCCAGCCGCTCAGGGTCTAAATCCCCCCCACCCTCCGGCAGCAGCAGCTCCGGCTCTACGCCCAGGTATGGGGCAATGATGGTGGCAATAATGTTGGCGGGGATGCCCAGGATTTGCATCTTTACGGCCGCTTCCACAATATTGCGAATGTCTTCTGGTGTGACCTTCTTCTTGGGCGGCCGCTTGATGGAATATTCCACCGTGTCCGGCAAGATGCCCAACAGCAACCACTGACGGTGCAGCAGCGGCTCCAGAATGTCGCCAACCACCCAGCCCCAAATCTCATCCAGAGATTCATCATACTGCTCTTTCTGGTAACCAATTACAGAGTAGTCAATATCCTGGCCATAACCCAGGATAGCCATCGGTGCGGGAGAATTGAGCCACCAGGTATTGAGGTGGTGGCGGATGTCGGTAATCTCACCCAGCTGGGCGTCGCCCTGCAGCACGCTTACATCGCCGTCGCTGTTCATGAAGAGGTCAGCCACGGCCGCAAAGGGGTTGTCCAGCACGGCCTTATTTTGCGTCTGGTATTTGGCCACGGCCCCCTCATCGTTCGTTTTCAGCTTGTGGACAAATTTTAGACCAGCGCGAGTTTTCCGGCGCACGGCCACATCCAGCTCGCCCTGGTCCATGCGCTTGTAGGCTTTTTGCCCAGCGGCCAGCAGGGGACGGCCGTACCGTTCACCCTCATCATGGTCCCACCGAGCGTGAATGATTTCCCACTCGGCCAGCCAGATGTCATCTTTGTCAGGTTTCGTTTGCCACGGCCGTACGGAATACCAGAAGGCCCGCAGCGGATCATCGAACCGGTCCAGGCCGTTGGAATTGCGGTGCATGTTGAGGGTAGGCTTGCGGGTAACGTCTACGATAAGACGTTGGTTATTGACTGCCAGCTGCAGGAACTCATCACCATCCCGCAAGCAAAGGCGTACCCAATCGTCCAGGCGGCTCTGGAGCTTAATCCGCTTCACAAGGGCATCGGCAGCTTCTTTGGCGCGGGCATCGGAAGGTTCGATCTGGAAGCCGGCTTTTGTCGCATCCCGAGCAACTGCGGCCAATATCTCTTTGGCACGGCCGTCCCCGCTAACGATTTCTCGGCTGTGCAGGATGTCGGCCATCCGCCCCTTCTTGGTTTCAAAGGCGGAGAAAATATCGGGAGCCTGGCGGCTCCGATCGTCAACAAGCTGCTGAAACTCATCGGCCGTTGTGGGTTCACTGCGGCCCCGGCTAAAAAGGCGGTTAACTGCGTCTCGTAGGCCCATATCAATCTTTCAACAGTCTATCCAGTGCGTCTTCTATCTCTGGAGCCAACAGGTCAATGGTCGGCACGATAATGGCATACATCCCACCGTGATCTAGCTCCAGATGAATACCATACTCAATCGTGTGGCCATGACTCAGATAGATCGTGACCACCCCGTCAGCGGTATGCTCTGCAATTGAGAACAAACCGCTGCGGGCATTTCCAGTGCGATCCTCCCATGGAGCACCTATTCGCATCTCGTCTTGCGCCTCAGCGGCAAAATATTCGCCTAAGGCCAGGATGGATGCAAAGACGCGTTCGCCGTACTTTTCAATGTTACGGGCCAGCGCGTCCGGGTGCTTAACCCACTGGAATCCACTGGTGGCCATGGGTTTACCCTGCGGGTGTAAATGTCGTGGGTGGTGCCAGGAGATAGGGATTCGGGTCTTTTAGGGAAGGCTTCACAGCGTTAAAGACGCCCTCCACAAAGTCATCCACCTGCTCCCGTGTAAGCGGCCAGCCCTGAGTATGGGCAAAGGTGTAGACCGCATTAACCACAAACTCTTTTTTCTGCGCGTTGGTTTCCAGGCCCAACTGCTGCTCGGCGCTCCGGATCATGGCTTCGGTAAAGCCCCATACCAGATTGAAACGCTCGGTGCCCAGCTGCGCGGCCACCTTCTCGCGAAGGACCAGGAAATAGAGCCGCGCCTGATTGGCCAGGATGGGCACAACCAGGGTGACGATGACGCTGAGCAAACCCAGGCCCAGCCGCCACAACAGTTCAGAAGTGAAATTTTCCAAGATGCTATTCATTATTGACTTAACTCCGCTTCGGCCTGCACGCTGATCTGCGTGTTCGGCCGTATAAACGTGACCCGATACAAACGGCCGTTGAGGGTGAACCGGTCGTCTTTTTGAATATCTAACGTGGTGTCACCCACCACCACGATCTGGGCCCGAGACTCTTCTGACTTTTCGCCGTTCGCCTGTCTGCCGCGGCTGCGGGTACGCTCGACACGCACTGTTTGAGCTGCCAGTATGGTGGTTGACCCACTCACATCCCGGCGCAGCACGAGGGAAACGGAGTTATCGCCGATCAAGCTGGCAACATCCGCCTTCATCTTGGCAATGTCAGCAGCAGTCAGCATTTAGCTGCGGTCCAGGTATTGCACCAGCAGCTTGCCGCCAGTAGAGGCGGTGCCGCCAGCGTTGTTGATGGTGTTGGCAGCCGTGATGGTGAACTCACTGGTGAGATCGGCAATGTCGGTGACGGCCGTACCTGCGCCAGGGAAGTGCAGCACGCTGATCAGCTCGTCAGCGGTGCTGATACCCGTCACGGTGCGGTTACCCGCGCTGCCACCAGCAACAACGGCCATCTTGAAAAGGCCTCGCGCCAGCACCCCCTCGCGGGAACCAAAATCGGTTAAAGTTTGGACTTTAGGCATGGTCAAATCTCCTCGGTCATGTAGGTGGGATACGTAGCCTGCATACCAATCGGGCCAACGTAATCTGCCACCATCTGGTCAAACTGCTCATTTAATTGGGTGATGACCGACCCAATCGACGCATTAAGGTTCGACTTGTCGATCATCACATCCCCAAACTGATACTTCCAGTTATCACCCACCGCCCCGGCATTGATGAGGCGCAGCGCCTCCGCCTGGGCTTTGGTAATAACAATGTCCTGCATTTCATCTTCCAGGTAGGGGTACACCTCATCATCATTGAGGACGTGCCCGGCGCGGTACCACATATAGAAGGTGACGCTGTAGGCGGGCGTGGGTACAAAGGTGATGGTTTTGCCTGTGATGCTGTACTGCCCAGGCAGCGAGATGCCATTGAGAGGCACGAGGCCACCCCCTGGCTGCACATACACACCGTCGCCGGTGATGGTGCTCTCAAAGCGGATGATGCCCACAAAGTCATCGGGCAACGCATACGAGGCGGTGCCGTTCACCACGTTGAGCGCGGCACGCCGCTGCATGCCGACCTTTTTGGAGAAAGCTCGAACTGACCGCTTAACGGCCGAAATCATCTGCTCGGTCGTTAGGCCAGTCGGAAAGTAAACCTCCAGCTCCTCTATCAGGTCATCCAGAGCAATGGCCATTAAGCAACCTCGAATTCCCCGTCACGCTGGAAGCGGACCAACCAGGCACCGGGATAATCGGCAACGGCCGTTTCAAACTGAGCAAACGGCACACGGCGGGACTCACCTTGCAAGATGCGACTGCCACCCAGAATGGCGGAGGCCAGGGTGTTCAGGCGGATAACCACCTCGGTAGGGCGATCTTCCCAATCTGCATAGACGGGGGTGCCGTCCCCACCTTCCGGGTCACCCGCAACGGGGTCATCTGCGACCGGTGCGGCCGTGTCATCAGACTCGGGCTCGGGCTCGGCTACGGCATCACCCGGTTCGACCGCGCCCCCACGTGCAACACACGGTACGGCGTTCAGGT